AGATCACCGATCTCTTCTTCAAGATGCTCTCGGTTGTTTACTCCATTGTGTACTGAACCAAACCCAAATCTAAAAACTTTACTGATCGCTTGCGTAACTTCTGCGCATTCTTCCTGTGCGATTAACAGGATTTCCTTCTCAACTGTTCCCATAAACTCTTTCATTCCATCTTTCTTCAACAATTTCATTTACCCAGTCAACTGGACAACCCAGTTCGTCAGCGATTTCTTGACAAGATTTCCAGTTTACTGGACCTCTGTACTTGTCAAGAAGGTAATTGATATTTTCCCACAACTCTTTCATCGCAGCCATAATAACTCCTTACTTACTCAAGTTTAAAATACGACCATCATATTCCATGAAACTTACTTCGAAGGGAACAAACACAATTTTACCAACACGAGAATGTTTACCCTTTGGTTGTTTCTTACCATCAAACACATCTGTCGTACAAGTAATTTTGTAAGCCATGTAACCCATTTCGTTGCTAATTGATTCAACAGTACCTTCAGCGTAGCAGTCGTTACGACCAACCATAGGTTTAAAATCATAGCCACGAATCACATCACCAACAGAAGCCAACTTAGCATTTTTCAACATTTTAGTTCCTTTTCTCAATTCCATATAATAATTATACCATATTTGTGAATTAAAGTAAAGCGAAATGATGAAAAACCCTACTAAAAGTAGGGTTATTTGGACTACAGGAGGGTCAAAAAGGACTTATTTCGCCTTTACAGCGTCTTTTTTGGCGACTTTGGGCTCTGGTTTTGGGATGAAACCATTATCCTCAGCCCACTTTTTGGTGAGTTTTGGATAGAGTTTGTTAAGTTTCTGATCTTTTACAGCGAGGATAAGTGCTACTTCGTCTGCATGGATGCCTTCCAAAAGTCCTACAAACATCTGCTCTCGTTGTAGTTGCTTCAGGTCTTTACGGCAAAACACATAGAACCTGCGCATCTCTGCGTACAGATTGATAGGTGTCATACCCAGTGGTTCAGCTGCAGGTTTGAAGGGAGGTGCTCCCTCTGGCAACTCAAATTTCTTTTCTTTCATGTACGCATATTCCATGATCATTTGAATCGCTGCTACCTGACCACGATACTGCTGAAGATTTTTTGGATCTTCGTTAATCTTTTCTAAAATCTTAGTAATTGGCTGTGCCATATTAAAACTCCTCAATCTCGTCTAATAGTAATCGACATCTGTTGGCAATCAGATAATTCATGATAGCCATCTTGTCGCCTTTTGGTTTAATACTTAGGTAAGTATCAAGGATGACTTTCTTGATGTCGTCAGGAATGTAATCAAAATTTACTAGAATTTGATTGCGTTGCCAATTGCGTTTCTCCTCATCATTGCGACAAGCATCAATACCCTTCTCCATGAATTCAGCCAATCGTTTAGCTGACACTGGAGTTTGTCTATCGCCTGTTACGAAACAATTATCCTTGCTAAGAATGTTTGGAATGCCATCGCCTGTATCACCCTTAACCACATGAGTAATGTAGTTCTCATGGATCTCAGATTTCTTGGCTGTGATCATCTTACGCAACAGTGGACTGTACTGTTTCACATTGTTGAACTTGTGAAGTTGTTTAAAGTCTTTGTCGCTTGAGACAATCATAACATTCTCACTGAACCCAAACTCTTGAGTCTGTTGTGTAAGAACTGCAATGATGTCGTCAGCTTCGCACTGTTCAAGGTGCATAACTTTGTAGGGAAAGTTTTGAGCAATCTCATCACGAATCTTACTCAGCGTGTCAAAAATCAAACCCCAGTCTAATTCAGAAGCATCTCGTGCTTTCTTACGACTTGCCTTGTAGTGTTCAAAGTATTGACGACGCCAGTAGTTACGACCATCACAACAAATAACTACATCTCCGTAGTCTTTACCATACTTTTTCTTGTAGGATTTTATTGTTGAGAGAGTCGCATGGCGAATCAAATCGGTAGTCTGTTTCTCATCACCAGACATCAACTCCTTCTTGAAAGAGAGGATGTTGGCTAGAGACACTTGTGAATAGTCAATTAAAATCATATTAAAATACCTTCAGTAGAATACATTCTTCATTCACACGACCATTCACAGCAGCTTCTTTGGTAGTCAATGCTTTATACGCAGAGTTCAATGGACGCTTACCCATTTCTTGGTAGTCTTTAACCAACTCTGGCTTACGCAGGGTTTTACCACCTGAGTTTGATGGATCATAACCAATGATGGTAGTACCCTTGACGGATAAACCTGCATCATCCATGGCACGATACACCTGTAGTTTCTTGTACTTTGTATTATAAACCCACAGTTCGTTACTGTTGATAATACTTGTAGCAATAACAGACTTGATTGAAAAGTCAGGAAACTCTTTCATGAATTTCATTTTCTCGACCAACTTACCAGCTGGTTTCTCTTTACGCTTTCTAGGTGCTCGAGTTGCTTTTGCGACTTGAACCTGTAACCCACATGCTTCTTTGATTGACTGGTACAAAGCAAGGAGTTTCTTAATCTTCGTTTTCTTGAGATGACTGTAGCCTTCGTTAAGCTGTTCATCGTTGCCCTCTAGAACTTCTTCAAGTTCAGCAATTTGTTTATCAAACAATGGAGCAATCAGTTTCGCAACTGGTCCACTGATTTGATACTGTTGTAGTGTTTTCGCAGGATCGAATGTTTTGTCTTCTTTGACAAACTCATCAATCATACCCTCAAACTCGCCAGCCATTTCTCGTGCTTTCTCAAGCATACGCTCTTGAATTGTGTTGGGATTTGGCTCAGCTTTTTTCTCGGCAACAACTACTGGTTTGGGAATAGCATTCTTGAGTTCTTCAAGTTTGTTTGAAAGATAATTGCTTTCTTTCTCCTCGAGAACAGAACCTGTTTCAATTAGACGAGCAAGGATACCTGCGTGACGAAACAAACTCTCATCAAGTTTGTTCAGTTGAACAGCAAGTTTCTTGTCAGTTTTGTTGATGTAGTGCAACAACCACTTTTTCTTTTCTTTGTCATCATGGTTGGCGTTGTAGTAATTCAATGCCAACAATAAGTCACGCTGATAGGTATCGGGACTGAGTGTTACCTCAGAACCCTTTACCATGCGTTCTGCCTTTGCAACGATTTGCTTGTTTTTAGCTGATGTAGCCATAAGATTTCTCCTCAATAATAGAATAATTATACCCTATTATTGAATTAATGTCAAGCATTATTTTTTACTCGATGTGCTAAAGAATCCACCAGACAAAATTCCACTCAAAACGATTGTTGCCAACCATGTATCCAAATTTGTTGGAATCGCAAGAGATGGAAACAGAGTATTTAATGACCAGATTGTTAGTAACGGACTACCAATTATTAGTAGCACAACAACGAAAGCAATGAGAAATACTTTTATTCCATCAGCCATTATGCTTTCTCCTGAACAATCAGTTGATACAAATCTTCAAACTCTTCATGCTCCGCTACTTCTTGTGTGTAGTTTTGCTTATGATATACTTTAGCCATACGACTTAGAGTTTTCTTTGGCAGTTGGAACTCATCAGACATAGTCTTGATTGTCTCGCGAATTAAATCACGCTCTGCTTCCATGCGTGTCATTGAACCTGAGATTTCACCAAGCATCTTTTTGATTTTGGCACGATCGGTTGGGCTAGAAATACTTTGCGTCATGTTAGACTTTCCATTCAATACGAGTAATGTTAGAGGTGTTAAAAGAACGCCACTCTTGCTTCTCTAAATCAAAAGCAGCAACGGCATCGCCAGTTGGTGTTTTACCAGCACCCTTTGGTTGTTTGTCAGTAGGAATAACATCGCTCATCTTTGTACACAATAGACGACGAGAAGTTCCATCTTTCTTTGTAAATGTTACGGCAATCTTTGCTTCAGTCAAATATTCACGAAGATATTGAGCAAACTCTGGGTCTTTAACCAACTCTGCTGCACCATCGGGAGAAGAAGCATTCGCTAATGAAATTGCACAGATAGGACTATCACTTGTTACTGTAGGCATTATACATTTCCTTTTACTGATAAATTATCACGACCAATTGCTACTAGCCATGTGTTAAGTCTTGAAACTAAAACTTCCTCGCTTGGGTTATCGAAATTGATATCCAAATCCATTACTGTATTACCAGAGTCTTCCTCACGACTATTATATCGAAGAGAGAAATTCTCATTTATTTTCACTTTTTTCGTTGCCATAATTATCCTACTTGTTTGAAAAATTCACAAAATTGCACGAACTGTGCTGTTTCTAAAAAGAAATCTACATCATTGATTGGATGTTCATCATCAGACAATCGTTTGATATTGATATGGTGAAGATCCATTTTCTTATCGTATTTGTGGTTCAATGACAGTGTATAATTCTCATTGACTTTGATGTTTTTAATCACACTTCACCACCTTTACTTTAATATATGTGTCCTCACCCTGCTCGGTCTGAACATCAGATACAAGCATTGGAGAATTTGGTCCAAAGTTTTCCCACTTGGATTTTAACACATATCCCTCAATGAACTCTCGTGTTCTAATGATGTGGATACTATCTTCTGTTTTAATTGGTGATCTTAACAAAGCTGGTACCTTTCTATAATCAATCGACATTGTCAATGTTTTCCTGTAAAAGTTTTTGAGAGTTGATTAGTGCTTTCTCTGCAACCCTTAGACCATATTCCATTTCGTAGATTCTACGCTTGGCCAGTCTAAGTTCTTTGCTCAGTTGAGACTTTTCGTCCATCATCTTTTCAATATCTTTTTTTACAACAGACCAGTAGTCTGCGACAGGGGTAAGTTTACACCACTCACCTTCGATGAGTTGGTATCCATGATCGATGCGATTTTCATCTGTCCATCGTGGACCAAGAGTATACTCAGGTGCTGGTTCTTTGTAGGATTTAAATCCTGAACCAGTAATCAAATCATCAATACGACTGAAGATTTTAGGCAAGTCATCTTTACTCCAAAGCATCTTCATTCTCCTCGTATTCATATTGTTGTTCGCGACCATTCATTGCTGCATGAATATCACACAGAGTTGTATGCCAACCATCAGTATAGGTTTGTCCAGGAGCACCGCACTCTTCACAAGTACGATAACTCATTGACTCGGCAAAACTAATGTAGTTGTAGTGTTCGTCTGTTGCTGCTTGCACATAGAATCGAAGTCCACCAAACTTTTCTTTTACCTGAACTGCAACTGGAACCTTAGCAGTCTCATCATCAAGTTTTGATTTTGCGGTATCGATATCTTCTTGCGTAACTGTTTTTGTTCCGTAAAGAATACCACCAACACCAACTTGCGCAAGATATTCGTAACGATCTTTTGCTTGACGATACTTGCCTGTTAACAAACCACAGAGAGTATCAATGATATTATACCAACCATCACCACATTCGAACCCCCAGCACATGGCTGTGTTCTGCATGTTCTCGTGACGATCTTTAAAGATCAATGGATATTTCTCACACAATTTTTCGTCTAGTTCTTTTCTCATGACCATGTCCTATGTTTTTCAGCTACCCATTCCATACCATCGTACTCTTCAATTTCCCACTCAACACCATCAGGAATGTCAACAATTTTCAATTCAGAATAACCACCCTCTGCAGCTTCACCCAACTCTTCAATCACTTGAATGAGAACAGGATCATTGCGTTCGATGCTCCAGTAGTACCAATCTGGATCAGTAATACCAGCACGCTCTTTATAAAGAGCTTCTGCTTTTGGTGAAATACCAAACCCACCATAGCAACGATTTATTACAACTTTCATTCTAAATTCACCTTATAACCTTCTTGTTTAACACCCAACAACTTGTGAATCATCTTATCTTTAATCATATCGGGGATTGTCAGATAAGGAAACTCAAGGATGAAAGGACATGCTTCTTTACCCCAACGATGATCCTTCAGAAAAGATTTGTATAACTTAATGTGTTTTTCGTTATCTGCATCAAAAAAGATTTTCTGTTTGATAATACTAGCAAGTACTGACATTAATATTCTTCTCCATCTTGAGTTTCGTTTTCAGCAGCCCAGTCGTCATACTGATTCAACAAATCAGCATAATCAATCAGATCCTCTGGTAAGTTTTCAATTGACTCGCGATCTGAGAAACTATATTCATAGCAGTCATCATACCCATCTTCATACTTACCAATGAAACCCATACCACCCTCGTGATAGTAGGCAAGAACTTCATAGTCATTATTATTCATCCACTCATATAACTCTACAGGTGGAGACCATGCCGAATCAAACGAAACCCAAATGGTGTTGTCATCTGAACGATTATAGTCATAGACAGATGCTTCCCACTTTGTGCCCCAGTTGTTTACATTCCACTCATACCAGCTTTCTTCTTCAGACTCTGGTCTTGGTCGAATTGTCTGGAACAGAACCTTTTCCTGTAACTTCAAACCAGCTTCGATCGCATCGATCTTTTCTTTAGAAGCTGTAATTGTTAAACTGTTATCACACCAATTAGGCATAGCACTCTCCATTTCATAATCTATAAAACTATTATACTTTACTTACGATTTTTAGTCAAGTTTAACACCAAGTTTGTTGCAAATAAATTTCTCAAGACTTGGTTCTGTTCTTGTCTCACCAAATGCCCAGCAGGATGCATGGACAATTTTATGAGCAAACATGTTTATTGCTTCTTCTGAAAACACATAGTAAACTTTACCATGTTCTTCATACCGCATGTTTGCCCAAATGTTTGCTAACTTGTCAATTCTTGTATTATATTCGTTCATTTTATTTCCTTAGAATTATCCGCACGATCTTTGTCTTCCCGTAGTTCGACAAATACTGGGAGGAACAAACTTTCTTCACCAGCTTTATTTTTAATTCGAGCATTATATTTGATTGCGACAATTTTACCAAGAAGATCTTTCTCTTTATATGTCTTACGATGCGTGTCATTGAATCCACTTCCTACATTGACTTTAACAATACCATCGGCAGACTCGCAGATTATTGCACCCAGCCAATCAGGTTTCTTTTTGTGTGGCTCAGTACCAACGATCTTAAGATCACATTCGAGTTCGCCTTTGAACTTAATTTGGTGTTTTGCTCGTTTATCTTCCCAAACACCTGAGCCATCTTTCAAGATGATACCTTCCAAACCTTCGGCAAGATATCCCTCGAAAATTTCTGTAGCTTCCTCTAGTGTGTTTACAATATTACTTGTAACCAACCAGACTCGCTTGTTTTTCGATTTAATTTTATCTACCATAATTTTCAACTTGGCGAACCGAGTTGCGTATGGCACATCACTGTAACAGTCAGTAAAAAACACATAAGGTAACATATCCCATACTGTTGCATGAATTAGCCCTGCTTCGGTTGCTGAAATTGTGCCCTTGTTTGCTTTGTTGAGGATTCCATTGCCAGTCTGGCGATCAGCAAACTGACTATCACCATCAAACATAACCATGAGTTCACCATCAAAAACATAATCGCCACCATCAGCCATTTTAAGGAATTGATCATCTAAGTTCCCCAACAAGTTTAATTCTTTACCATTACGACTACGATACTCAACAGCACCATCCTTGACGATGGCATTGAACCGCATACCATCCATCTTTAGTTGGGCATAAGCAGGGAATTTAATTTTATCAACCAACTTCTGCTCATAACCTGAGCAAAGCATAACAGGATATTCTTTAATCAATCCCGACCATACGGCATTGGCTGTTGAAATAGAAACACCACACTTCAAATCTTTAGAGATGATACGCTCAATAACCTTTGCATCATCGGCAGATACTTTCTCAAGTAATTCAGTCAGATGTTCAATCGCAGCATTGCCTGTAACCAAACGATTACAAAGTTTATACAACCATGGGAATGAATCTTTGATGTTTAGGTTTACGCTTGTGTTATTTGGCGTATACTTTGGAATCTTACGAATATAAAAATTCGTGAAGGGATCAAGAGCCAGACTAATAACAGTACGAAGGGTTTCGTTGTTGACATTTGCCTGAAGTTGCTCAAGTTTATAGTTACGAGAGTTGTTCGAAGCAAGGTCTTCAAAAAATTTATTCAAATTCATGGCTCATCACTTTCTTAATTCGTTTATACGCTTTCTTGCTCAACACAACTTTCATTCTATATTTTGGTGTTCGCAGATCCTTTGCTATCGGATCACGAATCTTCTTCAATTTCAAAACAATCTTCATACTACCTCCGCATTGTTGCAATCGCAACAGCTTCCTCATCACTAAAAACAGGCACGGCATTACTTTTATGCATAGTACCGATACCTTTAATCTTATCGCCTGTATAAACTGGATTGGCTTTCTTGAAACATGGACCACCAGTAAATGGAAGACTTGGTATCTTAGGTGTCTCACGACAAGCAGGTTTACCAAGGAAGTCTGACTCACTGAGTTTCTTGTGCGTGGGCGCAGTCGAAGTCTTCGTGGCATACTTCTTTAAAAGGTTTTCCCAATCTTCGCGCAACTTGCGTGCTTTCGCATCAGGTTTACGCTTTTTAGATTTACCCAACGACGCATGAATCATTTGCATAAAAATCCTTACTTTTTCAAGTCAATAGAATAATTATACCTAATTTCTGAATTATTGTCAAGCAAAAAAATGCCCCACGCTGGGTGGGGCTTGCAGGAGGGGTAATAACCCTTTACTCTGTAGGGGTATCGTTTCGACGACCTTTTTCTTTTGGTGGTGGAGCTTTTTTGGCTTCCAACTCAGCGTCAATCATCAGACGAATGAACGCTCCACGCTCATGTGGGTTTACAAAAGAAGCTGCCATACGCTTGGCGCTTTTACTCAATACAAAATTCTTGTCAGGTTTATTCATGATTCTCCATTAATTGATTTACAAAATTTAACAACAACTTGTGATGCCTTCCGTTATGATACTTACCTTTCATCCAAGAGTAACTATCATACCAAAACTGTTCGCTCTCTGGGTGACAACCAATCAACCCTATGTTATCTTGAACGATAGCCATTGGGTAATCAGTTGAATACTTAGCCACTGTATCGTAGCGACCATTACCTTTAAATGTTGGTCCATCATAGAAAAACATTTTGTCTTCTACACCCAACCAGTCTATTGGTATATTTTTAGCATGAGGTCTGCGAGTGCAGGTATTTGGTTGTTTAATGTACTGAACAACTTCAACACCATCGAGAATATTCAGATAGTGTTTACCTGCCCAATACGCACCCATACATATACCAATATACTTCCCACCTCTGCTTACAAAATTTCTTACTGAATCAACATTAGATTTAAGCAAGGTATCAAAAGAGTCAGAGTCACCAAATCCACCAGGAAACGCAACTGCGTCAACTGTGTTGAAGAAACCATCTTCCATTTCATTTTTGGAAAATAGTTTAAACTTATAGTGTGGGGAGAGAGCACTTATGATACCATTGCTTGACTGTACTGAACATTTAGGATCAGCAACAAATAAAGCAATGGTGGGTTTCATTTTATAGGAAAGAGTTAATCCATAACAACAACAAGATAATCCACAAAATTCTCTGTATATTATCTAGTGTACGCTCATAATTATCTAACCATGATTTGTTTTTTAATTCATTCATTTTTTATCTTTAGTTACTACTGGTTGTTCGACTGCTGGTGGTTCAACATATTTGTCCCAGACAATATTGCCTGCGTTCCAACCAAACACAGTGAAAAACCCTGCCACAATGGCACCTACTGTCAATTCAAGTATACCCATAACGAAAAATCCTTATTTACATAGTTGCCGAAATTAAAATATTTGCTGCTTCAACGATATAGCGCATAGCAACTTCATCGTTAGCCAACTCTTGAGCTGCTTTCACTTCAGCTACTTGTTGAACGAGAAATTGATACTCGTCTTTATTCAATTGACCAGAACTAAACTGATCGGCGAGAACTAATAATTCATTTGCCAATCCAGAAGCTGGTCCACCCATTCCTGCGGTTTCTCTTAAACTTTCTAACATTATCTTCCCTTCCATGCATCAGCTACGACATCGATGCGAGTTTTGTTTATCTTCAAGACAGACTCGCAGAATAACTTATTGCTGGAATCTCTCGCTTTACCCAATGCTTCCTCTAGCTGAGAAATTGATGTAGCTTGAGGATCGTTTCTCAATTCTGAGTATACCTTAAGAGTGTGGACTTTGTCAAGTGCTGCATTCCAATTCTTGTCATCGCAGGATAGTTTATCCACTGAAATCTTAACATCAACCAAATTCCCAAACATAACTGGATCGTGGTCTCTTGGCAGTAAAGAACAGCCACTTGCAAATAATACTGCAATTAAAATTAACTTTTTCATAATATTCCTTAGACAGTAAAACTACTACCACAACCACAAGTATTAGTTGCGTTTGGGTTTGATACTTTAAAACTAGATCCCATTAATTCTTGCACATAATCAATAGTTGCTCCAATCAAATATTGCATTGACATTGAATCTACCAACACATTTTCTATAACAAAATCGTCTTCCTGTTTTTCTTCTTCAAGAGTAAATCCATAGGAAAATCCTGAGCAACCACCACCTTGAACAAAAGCACGGATATACGGCAGTTGTTCTTCAGCCAGTATATCTGTAATTTTCTCTTTTGCTGCTGGTGTTAGTGTTAATTCCATACTATTGCTGTTGGTTTTGTGGTGTAGTTGGTTGTTCTGGCGCTGGTGTTGCAGTTTGTGCTGGAGCTATCTCAGCTTCAACTTTTGCTACCTCAGCTTCAACAGCTGGTTTTTGACCAAGAAAATAACCAAGAACCAAACCTACTATTAATCCAATGATAAGTAACATTTCTATCTCCTAATAATTAAAAGAAAACTTTCATGTAGAATGTTCGTCAATAACCCTATTTAGTTTGTTTTAAATCTAAGTATGTATGTCTACTACATGTTTTAAGATAAGAAACAGTGTTACCAATTTCAGAGTATACCTGTCTCCAGCCTTTACATCCAGAGACAGGGCAAACAGGTCTGTTCAAATAATCTGGTTTAGAGATCATTAGCGAGCCAATGGGTTATCCAATGC